CTGAACCTGAAGCCTAAAGCTAAGCGTTGCGTTGTTACTACTCTTCTCTCCAATCGTTCATGGCTTGAAGTTGGTTGGACGTTTAAGCAGGAGAGTAGTGAGCAGGCATTGGATGACTTGACTAAACTAGCGAAACAGCTAGAGAAAGCCAAGGGCGTCAAGCAGATTGAGGAGATTGAAGGCAAGATTATTGCCTTAGAGGACTCTGTTAGTATCCTCCAACCAGCAGGACCATCTGCTAAGGTCGTTAAGACCAAGAACCTGTTCTTCGATCCCGATGCTGACGAGATTGACCTCTCAGATGCCAAGTGGGCTATCAAGATCGACTTCCTACCTACTTCGTTCCTGAATGCCAAGTTTGGCAAGAAGAAGGGTAGCAAGGAGGTTAAGTCCATCTATGAGCCTTCTCATGTCATGAAGATCGGTGACGACGTTACCGAAGGCCATGAAGATGAGATATTCTCACTATACGA